AATATTAAACCTTCTCTGTCAGCCATTTCTGTTCTCCATAAGATTATTTTTGTGTGGAATTATTCAATAATAAATATCACATTTATCATTTTTTATAAGATGGAATAGATGATTTGTTACTTTGTTGAGCTTTCTTCATTTCCTCAGCTTCATCTTTAAAATGTTTTTGCAGTCTCTTAAAGTAGAATGTACGAAGATATATAGGCATGTTATATACCTCTGAAAAAGAGAACATACCTTGTGAATTAAAACTTATTTGAAAAAGTTGTTCGTGTATTTGTGGTTTATATTCCGGCGTTAGGCCAAAGAAACGTAACGGTCATAGGGACCGTGAACTCCTTTTCGTTTCCATCCTCATCAGTAAAAGTTGATGTCATATCCACATCTGGCATAATATCAGATATATGATTTCTAAAAGCCATTGAATCTCTTGATAAGAACTCATTATCTACAAAAGAGTTAATACTAGCTCTTTTAGTATCACCATCTACTGAAATAATTTGGTGTTTTAGTCTTGTGGTTAGTTCGTATCCAATACCATGTATTTTCTCATAACCTTTAACCTCATCATCAATTGTTTTTTCATCGCCTGATACAAGCATTTTAAAAGTTAATTTTCTTTTTGTAGCGGGTAATTCAAACTCAAACTCATTAACTCCTTTTGTAACTATACTCTCATCTAACTTGTTATCTTTTAATTGAGTTAAATCAACTTCTACCTTCCTACCAAATATTTCAACTTCATACTCTTTACCATAAGCAAGAATACGAGCTGCTATTAAAACAGCATTTTTATCACCAATCAGTAAATCATCTACCTTAATTGATTTGTCTATAATAAGAGACTCTAATAATTTTTGAACCACCACACCTTGTTTAATAAGGTTAGCAGATGTTAGAATATCTTCTTCTCTTGCCGTCATGTACTTGATTTCTATTTTACCAGATGATAGGGGACTACCTTCTGGATATAGTAAACCCTTAGACGGCAAATCCACTACTTCCGTAGGGAACTTGACTTCAGCCATATTTGACTCCTATGATTTAGTTTTGAACTATAACTATTTTTTACCGAACTTCTCAGCCGCTGTAACACCAAGTCCAACTACTGAAATGTACATAAAACATTCCAATATCTTGTCCTTGACCTCAAATGCAGAAAAGGTATCAGCACCCCAACTACAAATCAGCATAAAGAAAGCCATAAAACCGACAAATCTTTTACTAGAGATTTTAGCATCACTAGAAAGCATTTCTCTTAAAAAACTCATATTATCCTCTTAGAATTGTAAGATAGCGTAATCGTATCTTAGTGTTAATGTAATCTCATTAGGTTCATTGGTTTCAAAATTCATGTCACCAAAGTTAGCAGATTGAATCATAGAACCTTTTAGTGTCCATTCCTCTACTTTATCTCCTACAGGACCCAATACGTTGAAAGTAACATCTTTCTTGTAAAAGTCTGAGTATCCATCTCTACCTGTAACAGATTCTTTGTGTAAACGAACCCACTCCATAACTGCCTGTGCACCTGATGGTACAATAGGATCGTAAAGAGTGATTTCCAATGGTTCCCAAGAACCTTTTCCTTTAACATATCTTTTAACGTTGATATGATTCAATTCGATTTCTTCGAATGTAATAGTTGGTCGAGCAGCAGCTCTAATAAGGTATGCAGGGATTCCTTCTATGTACATAATAAACCGATTTTTAACTTTCGGTTCAAAGGGTGTAAACATAATTTCTGAAGGATCGATTATATCTGCCATTTCAGTTCTCCTAATAAGTGTTTAATTCTTTCATATATAAATATAAACAAACTGAAAAATCGATACAGAATATTACCTTATTATTTCATAGTTTTTTCATAGTTTTTTGATATAATAAAAAAGGGGAACTATTGTTCCCCTCTTCTATTGTTTTACACCTCCCTATTATTCAGGAAATGCAGCACCCGTTGGAAGTACTGAGAAGTCTAATACGATAAACTCAGCAGTCCTTGTAGGTTGTATGAATATCTGTCCAACCAACTGATTTCTGTCTATGACATCAGGTGTATTGTTAGAATCATCCATTACAACTTTGAATGCACTCAAACCACTATTGGATTGAACTGATTCTAAGAACGGATTAACTATATTTAAGAATCTACTTCTTGTAGAACTATCATTCTGTTCGAATACTAAGAATCTACTTGAGGAAGCGATAAACTTCTTCAATCTGATTAATAATCTTCTTACGTTGATTCTATCAAGAGCAGATGGTCTAGCCTGTAATGTCTTCTGTCCGAAAACAACTACACCTTGACCTGGAAAGGATGCGATAGGATTAACTCTACCTTCGTAAAGCGTATCTCTGTCGGTATGAGTAAGTTTCTTCTGAGTCATACGAACATTTGTCAATCCACCTCTATTTAATCCAGCAGGAGCAAACCATTCGTGAGCTACACTATCTGTGAAAGCAATCACACCTGGTATTACTACTGATGGTGGTACTAATACTGTACCTGAACCTCTTGATATATCATCCATCTTAACCCAAGGATAATAAGTAGCAACATAGTTAGTATCTAAGTTAGCAACATTATTAACCGCTGTAGCTACATTATCATCAATATCAGAAGCATCCATTACATAAAAAGCATCAGCTCTAGCTTCTACCTTATCTATAGCGTGGTTACTGATAATGTTATGATGTTTATGAATAATACCTGGAGTTACCAACATATTGATATCATACTCATCAGGATTACTAACAGCGTTAATAGCTCTTTTGTAAGCTATAGAACCACTAGCAGTAGCACTACTAATATCAAATCCACTTGTGTTAGCAGAACTAATTGATGTACCAGTTTGTTTTGGGTGTGATGGATTAATACCATCAAAACCATGTTGAAATGGTACAGCAAACTTCAACTGTTGAGTTGAAGATGATATATTTAGATTTTGAGTTGATATAGCAAAATTAGTATATTTGCTTGATTCAGAACTACCAGCTTCTCCAAATCCCTTCATATTTGTAAGAAGAAAGTCAATATTACTTCCTGCATTCTCACTCTTAGGAATAGGAGACAAGTAAGCTTTGTTGTCAGCTAATTCGTTTTCACCAAAACGAGGGTCTATCTTGAATCCGTATGGTAAATCCTCTTTATATGTATTAGAATCTACACTTGGAATCGTTTGACTACGATTGAAAGATGCAGTCGGTACACTAGCAGTAGATTTAATTGGGTCTAATACAGCAGAATACCCCATTGGCTGTAGATTAGGATTACTTTCAAATGTACTTTCTTTGTAATCACCAACTCTAATGTGTCTTGAAGCATTAGGATAATCACCATAAACAGTGATTTCACCATCGTTATTTACAGTTTGAAACTCATCTCCAATTACCTTAACTATATAGTTACCCGAAGTTGGATCTAAGTTTAAATTACTATAAGTTTCAACAAGACTTCCATCTGCAGTGTAAACTGCTAAACCAAACTCAGCATAATCTGGACTTGAGTTAGAGTTTTGTGGTCTTTTTACATCACGAATTACTGCGTAATGATTATTAGTTTCAGTACCATCAGCTCTCGTGTATATTCTAAATAATTGAGTAGAATCTTGAGATACGATAAATGGTGTTCTTGCAGCAGCTGCATCTGAGTTACCTGAAATAGTACTAATATAGTTACCATCTGAAGTATCTACAGATTCAGTTCCACTAGCAAAATCAATTCCATTATCAGCAAAGTTTTCTATGGACATCGAAGCGTTAGCAGTAATAGTACCATTTGAAAAAGAAGCACTTAATGCAGTTCTAAAAAACTTATACATATACGCTGGTGCATCTGTAGAACCTATCTTTTGAGCACCAGGAGAAGTAGGAAATTGCTTTCCAATAAAATTAGAAGAAGCACTTGATAAATCACCTGTAGCCGAACCTTTTTCTGATAATGTTAAATTTGAAACACTAGCAGTTGCATTAGCTCCATTAATCTTTAAAGCAAAGTTACTAGCTTCTGAGATAGGATCTCCTGATAAAGAACCACTTATTAGTCCCTCACCACTATTATTTGGCTCTGCTGGTAAAAATTGAGCTACAACAAACTTTGTTGCACCTGAACCACTAACTACTAAATTGAAGCCTGATACCTTGTATCCACCAAGATATCCTACTTTTACTATTGTTACAGTTCCAGCACTATCTAAGTAGTTCTTAACTGTAAATGGTGTGTAATAATCACTATTGTAAGTTCCAAAAATACTTTCAAATTCCTCAAAGTTTCTGACTACTGTTGGTACAAATGAGGGGCCTTTTACTGTCGGCCCTACAATAGCTGCACCTATTTCAGATACTCCTTGAGGTAAAAAAGATAAATCTCTCTCACGAGTGAATACACCTGGACTGACTATTCTCTCTGCCATGTGTTTTCTCCTTTAAAGGGTTTAAAATTAATATGAAAATTCTTATATATAAATATAACGAAATATTTCAAAATACAACCGATTAAGGATTTATTTAAGATTGTTCTACTTCTTCAGCAGCTTCTTCTTCTTTAGGCGCCGGTGTGAATACTCCAGTTTGTGGGTCTAATTGACCTGGTCCGTACTTTTTATTCAACTCTTCAACCAATTTACGTTCATTGTCTTGAATATCCTTATAATCAGCATCCATTTTTACTTCAGCTTCTTCTAAAGCATCAGCTTGTTGTTGATTAAGAATCTTCTGAACTTTCATTTGTCCAAAAGAAGCTTGAATGTTTTGATAACTTTGACTTAATTCTTGAAGAGACTTTAATTCCTCTTCGCTAAATTTAATTTCTTCAGCCATTTTAATAACTCCTTAGTTTTGTTTATTAATAGTAATATATATCATATAATTATACGAAATACAATTTTTTATTTCTTTTTTAGTTCTTCTATCTCTTTTTGTTGAGATTTTACGATTTCTGAAAGTTCTTTCACAGAATTTATAAGTGGTAGAACAAAAGATTCAAATGATATATGCTGCCTACCATCATCTTCTTCACCCCATCCACCAAATGTATCTATACCTTGATTGTCCAATGCTTGTTTTACTTCTTGAGCAATCAAACCGTGTATTGTTTTATCGCCACCCATTGGTTCTTTATCATCAGCATTATAAGCATTCCATTCTTTTGGAAATTCACTTGGTGATTTATGTTTAAAGGTTACTGGTCTTATATCGTTTATAAAATCAAGACCTAATGTATCATCTTTTATTTCTTTCTTTTGTCTTTCATCGGATGAATGTGTCCAAGTAGCATTTGAATTAAAATCATTATATATGTATGATGAATCATTACCGATATACACTCTATTATCATTGTCTGATGCAACTAAATTATTTCCTATAATAATATTGTTTGTATTATCTCCACTCGCAACATCATTATTATGACCTATTATTGTATTTTCTCCACCTGATGTAAGAGTATTTCCTGCATTAAGACCAAGCAGTACATTGTAATATCCATTTAAAATTTCTGAACCAGCTCCTTGACCTACAGCAACATTGTAGTCAGCATCTGCATGATTAGCCTTTAATAATGCGTTAGCACCGATTGCGACATTTCCTGTACCAGTTGTGGCTGCAGTTAAAGCATTATAACCTAAAGCAGTATTATTATCTGCAGTGTTATTTTGAAGTGCATTTGTTCCTATAGCAGTATTACCATCTGCTCCAGCACCTTCATACATTGTGTATTTACCAAGAGCAGTGTTGTTATTACCAGTAGTTTGTCTACCACTTTGATATCCTACAAATGTATTACTATCTGCAGTTGATTGATTTTTTCCAGCTTCGTATCCGATAGCAGTATTTGATTGACCTGAAGTAATAGAAGTTCCTGCTAAATATCCGATAGCAACTGTTCCGTTTGC